TTCAGCACTGGGTCTGGCAAAGATACCAATATTGGCACCAATGTCAATCATGGTGCGTTTGCGTGGAATATTTTGGAATATATAGTAACGATACCGTTGTTGATAGTGTATATCCACATGTTCAGACAAGCGTTCACTAAAGAATCCATTGGGTGGTTCGGGACTGTGCCAGAGAGAATTTATTTTATACATGGTGTTTGTTCAATAACTATTTAATACCATATCATGAACATCAGTATATTTAATCGCTTTGGAGCCCTTAATTCTGGGCCTGTGTTTGCAGCATTCCGGGATGGCTGCAAACGTCATTGTATCCGTGTGTCAGAACACGACGCAAGTGCTGACGTTGCAGTAATCTGGAGCCACTTGTGGTCTGGACGGATGCTGGCAAATCAAGCTGTATGGCAGGAGTTTTCTTCATCGGGTCGTCCTGTGATAATAATGGAAATTGGACAATTGAATCGTGGCGTGACCTGGAAGATGGGTGTGAATGGCGTAAATGCATCCGGATGGTTTGGTGAAGGTCGTGAAAGCAGCCGTGTAGCCAAGTTGTCTGTAAAACTACAGCCCTGGCATCAAGGCGATCATGTTGTTGTGGCCATGCAGCGAGACGACAGCCAACAATGGGCAGGATTACCATCCAGCGAGCAATGGCTGGATCAAACTATTGCCAGTCTACGAGCACACACTGATAGATCAATCGTCATACGTCCACATCCAAGACAAAAAATTCGACCCAGATCAGGCACCAGAATACAACAACCTGTCAAGTTGCATGGCACCTACGATGAGTTCAATTTTAGGACCATGTTGCCCGCTGCCTGGGCAGTGATCAATGAAAATTCGGGTCCCGGTAGTCAAGCCATTATCGATGGCGTGCCTGCATTTGTTGGAGCACACAGCATGGCATTGCCAGTGGCCAACACAGATCTTGCAAACATAGAAAAGCCACGCATGCCCGAACGAGCACAGTGGCTTGAGGATCTATGTCACACAGAGTGGACTCTGGGTGAGATAGCGTCTGGTGGACCGCTTGGAAGATTACTTTCCGGGTTGAAGCCGAACTAGATCAGCATCGACCATGTCACGAATCATGGTTGCAAAATCAGTACGTGGTTTCCATCCTAGTTCTACTGCTGCTCGACTACTGTCACCCAGTAGGCTATAAAGTTCGGCAGGACGTTTGAATCGAGGATCACTTTTCACCAAGTGAGTCCAGTCAGTTATTCCCACATGTTCAAACGCCACAGCACACAGCTCACCAATACTGTGTTGTTCACCAGTGGCAATTACATAATCTCTGGCTTCAGGTTGTTGTAGCATTAACCACATGGCTTCCACAAAATCTCCAGCAAATCCCCAATCACGTTTACTGTCAAGATTGCCCAGTGTAACTGAATCTGCTAGGCCCAGTTTGATTCTGGCCACTGCATCAGTGACTTTGCGTGTGACAAATTCACGGCCTCTAAGAGGGCTTTCGTGATTGAACAAGATGCCGGAGCAGGTGTACAGGCTATAGCTTTCGCGGAAGTTTATGGTCATCCAATGGCTGTACAACTTGCTTACACCATACGGTGATCTTGGACGGAATGGAGTGAGTTCACCTTGAGATCCTGCTTCTGTAGCATTGCCAAACATTTCTGAGGTACTGGCTTGATAGAAGCGTGTGTTAGGGCTATGGCTGCGGATAGCGTTGAGCAAGTTCAGCACACCTATGGAGTTTACTTCTGTGGTAAGTTTGTTAAGATCCCACGAAGCACCAACAAAACTCTGTGCAGCCAAGTTGTATACTTCTGCAGGTTTGAGAGTTTGCATGAGATGATTCATGTTGTTTTCATCGGTGATGTCACCAGTGACCAACTCGATATCATTCTCAATACCCAACCACTTGATGTTGTCTAAATTGGGATTAGAGTATCGCTTGACAAGACCATAAACATGATAGCCTTTTTCAACTAGGAGTCTAGCAAGATATGGACCGTCTTGGCCGGTCATGCCTGTTACAAATGCTGTGCGTTTCATACTTGTATTTAAACGCTGATTAGATCAGGTCTAGTTTTTCCCACGGCAAATAGTCTTTGCCAAAGTGTCCATAATTGGTAGTTGATCTATAAATTGGACGAAACAAATCAAATCTCTTGATAATTCCTGCAGGGGTCAAGTCCACATTGTTTTGTACCCAATTAGTGATTGCTTGACTGTTGCCATCACTTTGTACATAGAAGCTCATGGGTTGCACCACTCCAATTGCATAACTGATCTGACATGTGGCACGGGTGGCCTGGCCGCTGGCCACAATATTCTTGGCAAGATAACGCATCATGTAGGCTGCACTGCGATCTACCTTGGTGGGGTCTTTGCCGCTAAAGGCCCCACCACCGTGTGGGCAAGATCCACCGTAGGTGTCCACAATAATTTTGCGTCCAGTTAATCCTGTATCCCCATCGGGTCCGCCAATGACAAAACGTCCTGTGGGATTGATATAGAACTCTGTGGAATTATCAATGTATTTCGTGGGCAGTATACCAAGAATAATATTTTTTACTGTCAGCCGAACATGATCAATATCCACCAAATCACTGTGTTGAGTACTGCACACAATCTTGGCTATACGCACAGGTGTGCCGTCATCATGATATTCAAATGTAACTTGTGATTTAGCGTCAGGTCCTAACCAATCAACCACCTGGGTTTTACGAACTTGTGTTAGTTGTTCAACAATACGATGGCTCCAGTAAATTGCTGCAGGCATATAGTTTTCAGTTTCATTACAGGCATACCCAAACATCAGGCCTTGATCTCCGGCACCAAACGAATCTGTGCCAAGTGCAATGTCGGCACTTTGTCCATGCAACAAGTTTGTGATTTCTACTGTGCGCCAATCAAATCCTGATTGCTCGTATCCAATTTCTTTAATAACACTTCGTACAGCAACATCAACATCTTCAGACTGTAATATACCTTTGTACTCTCCGGCAATTATCACACGATTGGTAGTTACCAAGGTTTCGCATGCACATCTTAGTGCAGAATCCTGTTTGGCCATCACAAGATCTAGCACAGTATCGCTAATTGCGTCTGCAATTTTATCTGGGTGTCCTTCTGACACCGATTCACTTGTAAATAAATAACTCATTAATTTCCTTAAACTTGAATATCTTCCATGCCAGCTGCACGTAGTCTAACAATGTGGCCTAGCATGAAGTTCTTGCTTTCCAGTGCCTTCATGATACCTAACCAGCGATTACGCAGCAGGGCCACTTCATTGATAATGGTTTCAAAGTCAATCACTTCATCTTCGCCGTCCACATACTTTTCAGCATCTCTGCTGCTGAGAGCACGATTGTAACCTTCTAGATACTTTTGAAAGTGCTTGCGACGTATCTTGCGCAACTGAATGTTCAGCAGATTCAACACAGCTTCTACTTCCTGAAGCTGATAGAATCTCTGCTCAGTTATGCCCGGAAGCAGCTTGATGTTGTTTTCAACAATGCCGCCAATTTTACAATCTCGTTTGGCATCCAGGAGCTCACGATCATAGTGTGCCATGAAGTCTGGGATCTTGCCCAGATCCGCGGCCACTTGACTATACCACATGTTCCAGTTCCTTTACTAACCAAGGAAAAACTTCTGGCCAGCTTGTTCCACGTCTACGATCAGTTTCATTAAGGAATGTTTTTAATTTTAAAAGCTCAATACTATTTGGTTGTGATTGAGAATAATTATGCACAATACCTTTCATGTACTGTATTCCCAGTCGATCTTGATCAGTAATAGCTGGCATAGTATTTAGAATACAATCAAAATCTTGCTTGAACACAGCATTTCCTAAAATATTCGGCGCAAGATAACTAGGTCCCGGTGCAACCACACTAAAGAAATGTCCTATCTCACGATGTGATTTCCAAACTTTTATTTTTTCAATTAGTGCAGGCATAGTTTTGATTGTGAGAACGCTGATAGTCTGATTTATGTGCAGGGTCAACCAAGGTTCTTGTAGCAATCTTTCAAAATTTGCAATCCATTTGTCTACTTTCATTCCATACCTGGTATACTCTTGTTCGGGACCAAGACAATCAATACTGCAGGTTAAGTCAACTCGTTTGAGTTTGCCACTTGCAACCAACTTTTTAAATCGTTGAACAAACTTTTCTAGTTTTTGTGAATCGAGCATTAGATTAGTTATGGTACACAACTCTAGATTAGGATGTTCTGTGGATTCAAAATAATCCAAGCAAGTTTCAAATTCAGGTTGATAAAATCCTTCGCCACCTGCTATGGTAAATCTTGTCAATCCAGTTGAGTGACGATTCATCCATTCCCAGAACTTTGCTAACATAACCGAATAGTCTGAGTCAATAGGAAAGTACTCTAGCACAACACCATTCTTTTCAAATTTGCCATGTTTTTTATACTCCTGATTCATTCTTGAGCTTAGATCAGGCGCACAATACAAGCAAGAAAGATTGCATTGATTATTGAAAAATACTTCAAGCACAGTTGGTTGCACCACGACTGCTGTGGGATCCTGATCCAGTTCTGGTGGCGACTGGTTTGGAATTGCAAGATGCCGCATGCGATCACTAGAACCGCCACTTTGTTCTATGTCACGGCAATAGAAACAACTGGAATCTTCAGGCCAGAGTCCGTCCAACATTCGTTTGCGCTCTGATTGTTTTTTTTCAGTATTGTGAAAAGTATCAAATGTTTCTGGAGTCAACTGGCCATGCCCAGCACGATGGCAGCTGGCAGTTACTCCTTTGTAAAGATACAGCGTACTCCAGTTCCATTTTAACTGGCAAGCTGTCGCTGTCTTGATAGGAAAATATTTGTCGCCCATCAATTTTCCCAGCGGTCATCATCTGTGGTATCGCTATCTTCATCAGCTTCTTCATCTTCAGGATCCACATAGTCTTTGTCGTTGTCAAGATAAGCAGTGAGCGCACGTTTGATATCCACATCGTTCTTGAAGGCAGCACGAATATCATCCACATCCGAATCGTTGTCAATCAAGATCGCAACCACAGCTTCTGCTGCTTCGTCACGATCCACAGTGTTGACATAACGCTTGAGTTCTCCCCAGATTTCACTTGCTACTGTTTCACTCATGCTTCGTCTCCTGCTTCTTCAATCACAACCTCATCCTTGATCTTGGCAAAATCTGCCATGACCTTGTCAAGGCAACCATCTTCGTTGGCTTCCCAGGCCTTGCGAAAATACTTGATAATTTCGCCTGTGTCCTGTACAGTGAATGCCAGTCTATTGCCATCCTTTTTAAGAATACCTTTTTTCTCAGCCAGGTCAGTCAAGCCCGAGTATGGACTCATGCCCGTAGTGTACGGAATCTTGACCTGCACACCTTCAAACGGTTTTGAATAACGTGTTTTCATGATCTTGCATGATGCACGGATACCATTGACTTCGGATACCTTGTTGCCATCTTCGTCTTCTTTGAGCTTGAGTTTCTTCATGGCAACCACGATACTGCTGGCGTAGATAAAACCTTGACCACCCGAGATCTTGTCATCTGGGTCAAACATGTCTTGACTTGCGTAGGTATGATTGGTACAAACCAGACCCACATTGTAACTACCAAACATGTTGACACAGTTACGAACCAGAGCTGTGAGTGCTTTGGGTTTACGACCCAGGTCACCTTTCATGTCGCCTGCTTCAAACTGATTAACGTCTGTGGGAGTCAACAACATGCCTAAACTGTCAATCACAAACATGACCTTGGGACGTTCGCCTTCGGGCAAGGCCTTGTAGTCGCTCATGAATGTACTAATTGTTTTGGCCACATCGTCAATCATGCTCATGCTTAGTTTCAGCAGTTTGTCCTGGCTGGTATCTACTCCCAGAGCCTTGAGCCATGCTTCGTCTAGTGCGTTTTCGCTATCAACCAAGACCACATAGATGCCTTGCTCTTGTGCGTTCTTGATAATGTTACCCGAGCAAATATAACTCTTGCCTGCGCCCGATTCTCCAGCAAACACTGTGACCTTGCCCAGTGGAATTCCTTTGTTAAAGTCTCCTGAGATCAGATAGTTCAAGGCAAAGTTACCTGTGCTGATCCAATCTGTGGGATCATTGAAGCCAATGCTGAGTCCTTCAATACTTTTTGTGATTTCCTTACGGAACTTGCTTACGTCAAATGCTTTTGCCATGTTAATTTCCTTATAGTGATTTAATTAATGATACATTATTTTGATCTAAAAAGCAATCGTTAGTTTGCCAATTTAGCTGCCTTGGATTGTGATTCTGAGTCTCACACACCTTGGCAATTACTAGTGCTTTTTCCCATGTTTCTAACAGAACTGATGTCTGGATTGAATCAACTACATCATTGTGTACTTTTTTTATTTTTTCCAACCAAGCCAGATGATCTTTATTTGCTTGCAGCATTGCCAAATAAAAATTATCACTACGGTGCTGATCCCAAGTCCACTCCAATTGATCAGAAATATTTTCAAGTTCCTGTGTTTTTTTTACAAAATAATTACTTAGATTATACACAGGTGCATCAAACATAGGACAATAAGGTCGAACTAAAATATCAAAATATGTCTGCGTCAAGAACTCTAGTAAATCAGATTCAGTGGTTAATGTTCTTTTAGGCTGTTGATATGTTTCTCGAATCTCTTGTTGCATAAATTCAGGCAACATATCAATCTCATTAAATGATTTGCATTCTGGCCAATCTAGTTCACGTACAGAATCATAATAC